GCAAGAGTATATAGTAGTTGGTCAGGTGAGGGTTTACCTCTTAGACCTTCAGTGGGACAACAGATAAAATCAAACTCAACATCTAGTTTAGATAGAATGTCATGTGTTCTATCTTTGTGTTTGGATGTAACGACTGCAATCTTTTTACCTTGGGACTTAAGGTACTTTAAGTGTTGTTCCACACCATCATAGAACTTAATCAAGTCACTGTTTTCTTGAGAGTGGTAATTGTATTCCACCATTAGTTGGTCTTGGTCAGTAAGTATACCCATCTCAGTTAAGATATCTTTAAAGGGTTTACCGATAAGTTTAAAGTATTCCTCAAAGGGTCTACCAGTGTTAAGGGAGTTGAATGACTTCTCCATGTTCTCTTCTGAGTCAATCAAGACTCCATCTAAATCAAATACATATAATGTTTTCATTTCTTTTTTCCTTTCTTAGGTACTAAGTGGTCTTCAGTTAATATTCGGAACCCATACTTTCTATCGTTACAGTATTCATTTGCAGCTGCAAACTTTGCTTGATTGACAACGTAGGTTGCAACTTCGTTGAGGTAACGTTTGGTTTGTCGTTTAGGTTCCTTCGGGGGTTTGAGTTGTTTCTTGGGTTTAACCTCTATAATCTCACGGACTATTTGTCCCTTTGTGGTTACATACTTTATAAAGAAGTCAGGAAAGTATCTATGTACTCTTTTATCAACAGGTGATATGTAAGGAATTACAATTTCTTCACTTCCCCATTCGATAATTGCAGTGTTGTTATCACAATACATCATGAATCTTCGTTCCCAAAGAGAACGATAATAGATTTTTGTAGGGTCTCCTCTATATTTTTTGTAGTTCTTTGGTTTAAACTTCCCACTGTATGACATAAATAACAATACTATATTAACGAATATAACTATTTATACAGGACAAATGCATGGCATCTCTAGACAAACTACTAGGTAAAATTGAAAAAGCTCAGTCAGCAATCAAATCTTTCAAAGGAACAGTATCAAAATTCAAGAATCTAAACTTCAATTCATTGGTTGATGAACTTGCAGAACAGAAAGGTCTTGCAAATAGTATACTAGATGCACGAAGAAGTTCTCTGCAAAGACAGTTGTCTGCAAAGAACACATCCAAACGTGCATGTAAAGGTCTACCTGATGAGAACACTAAGGATTTTATGTATCCACAAGACTTGGATTTTCATGAAAATTATATAACCTTTAGGTCTAGACCTAGACAATTGCAATCTTTGAGTGATGGTACAACAGAAAGTCAAAGTGGTATACTAGGTAGAAGTGCAGAATTTGAAGTACATCTATACATTCCCGACACACTTCTATCCCAAGCAAATGTTCAATATAAACAAGAAAGTATGGGTGGTATTAATAGAGTTGTAACTGATTTAATTACAGACCCAGGCTCATTAGGTGGTACTGGAACTAAGGAAGCACTAGCAAATACGGCACTCAGTACTGCAGTGAAGTTTGCATCTACCCTAAGTGGGGGTGGAGTTGAAGCAAGAGCTGGTATTGCAATAAATCCTATGAAGGAAATGATGTTTGAGGGTATAGGATTCCGTTCATGGAACTTTACATATGAATTTTATCCTAGAAGTAATTGGGAAGCAGCGGAAATAAACCATATCATTTATGCATTTAGAACTGCTATGTTACCCGACACATTTAATTTTGATATGTTTGATGAGAGTGGAGAAAGTTCACAAAGGTTTCAAGACCAGTTCTTTAACTACCCCAATATATTTGATATAAGTTTTAACGGCCCGATTAAAGATAGAGTGGATGGGTTTCTTCCAGCAGTTTGCACTAAGTGTGATGTTGACCATACAGGTGGTCAGAAGTTCTCAGTATATGAAGATGGTCAACCTGTTAAATCTACCATGACATTAGAGTTTATGGAAATAAGGTTAATGACACAAAATAATTATCAAGCTCTTTCTCCCGTATCTAATAAAGGTGGTCTTCTTAAGTCAAATGATTCTTCTGTAATGGAAGGAGACCGAACAACTCTTGGTGACGTGAAGGACAATTATATAGAACTGGGAACAAAGGCAAAAGCAAAAATAGATAACTTGTTCGGTGGGGGTGATTAATCATGGCAAATGAACTTTTTCAAAACTTCCCCAATGTTGAGTATACACTTAATGATGGTAAGGTAATATCAATCAAAGACTTTTTCCGAAAGTCTAAAATAGAAACAGAAGCACTCGACAATATAGTTTCATACACTTACTATGAAATACAAGATGGTGAAAGACCCGATGTAGTTGCAACTAAACTATATGGTAATGGTGACTTGCATTGGACATTGTTCCTTGCAAACGAATTTACTAACTACAATGATTGGCATAAAGACAACCAAACCTTTGAGACATACATGAGTGAAAAGTATGAAGGTCAGTACCTAGTCGGAAATGAAACAACAGATATTATAACATCAACCAATAAGTTTTTACTAGGAGAGAAGATAACTTCAACAGGTAAAGAAGCACACGTAGTTAAGGTCGACCCAACTATGAAACGTATTGGTGTTATAGGAAATCAGTTTGTTGGTAATGATGTGGTAACAGGAAGTGTTAGTGGTAAGTCAATGACTGTACTTAATGCAATAGAACAGAGAGATGGTATTGCATATTATAAAGACCTCAATGGAGTTAGAAAGAACTTCTTTGAGAATGGGTTCTCTTCTGTATCTTTCTTTGATGAAGAATGGGAAACAAACGAAGCAAAAAGAAGAATAAGAGTAATACGTCCCGAATTGATTTCTGCAGTAGTTAATCAGTTTGAACGTATCATGTCAGTATAAACTATGAGTAGTAATCATAAAGCAGGTGAATTTTTCATTGAGGCAATATCAATTGTTACTCAAGCAGGTGATGTAGTTGATATAACAAAAATTTGTAGTAATTTTAGAATGTATGAAAGTATATACAAAATGTTTACAACTGCAGACATCATGGTTTTGGATGGAGTCAACTTACTTAAGAATTATGAGATTGTAGGACAGGAAAATGTAAGAATATCTGTAAGACAGAAAGAAGGTTTGGAAGATAAGTCTGATAACTCTCAATCTATAGATAGAACATTTAGAATTCATAAGATTCACAACATCCAACGTATAAACGAAACCACACAAGCCTATCAACTTTTGTGTCAAGACCCTAGAATGATGCAAGTACAGAAGGAAAGAATTTCTCAATGTCTCTATGGTTCTTACAGTGCAATGATATTGGGTATCCTAACTAACAGTATTAAATTAAGAAAGGAAGAGACCGAGGCATGGGTAGACACAATGCCTGCAAACAATCAATTCCTAGCACCCGACATGACTGTTTATAATTGTATTAAACATATGGTTAATAATGCAAATACTTCTCTAGATGCACCATGGAGAAACTCATGTTTCTTTTATCAAACACTCAATGGTGGTTTTAGATTCCATGATATTGCAGAAATGTATCAGAGAGAACATCCAGTTGTTTTTACTAGAGCTCCTAAGAATACAGATAAAGAGAATTATGACGTAAACATAAACTCTTTACGAGGATTAAATACACAAATATTAGAAATTCATAGACCACAAGCTTTCGATGCATTAACAGGTGTTACAAGTGGTATGTATGCGTCTACACTTAGAGTATGGAATCCAATAACACAAAGAGTAGAAGAACATATTTACAATATGAAAGATGCATTCAACAGGGATGGTCATATGCATAAACCTTCTGCACATTTAGATGTCCAAGAAATTACTGCAACACCTGATGATGCAATAACAACATCAGACCAAAAGTATTCACAAACAGATATTCAACCTGCGGTAAATGAATCATTTGATTCTAAGATTGTTAATGTCGACACCATGGTTCATTCGTATGGTAATGCAACAACACTAGATGCACCACAACCTTTCTTAGGTGAAACATATGATGACAATGGTGTACTAGAAAGAAATGCATTGATGCATTTACTTCATCAAAATATGTATACAATAGTAATTCCATTTAGAACAGACTTAACTGTAGGAACAGTCGTTAAACTTATGATACCTGAACCTGAAACATCTAAACCTGAAGGTACAGTAGATAAGAAGAATGATAATAGATATCTAATAACTGAAATAAAACTTATGGGTAAACCAGCAGACAACCAAGGGACTTTAACAATGACTTGTGTTAGAGAAGGTATATCAAAAGAATTAGAACCGAGTGTAACAAAATGAGTCAACAAATACACCCGAGTATGATGAGTTTTTATGGAGTCGTAGAAGATAGACATGACCCTATGAAGATAGGTAGAGTTCGTGTTCGTATACATGGAATTCACAATGCAGATAAAACACAAATTGCAACACCTGATTTACCATGGGCCCAAGTTCTACTACCAACAACCTCAGCAGGTCTATCAGGATTTGGAACACAACATGGACTCGTAGAAGGGTCTACAGTATTTGGTTTCTTTAGAGATTCATCTCAACAGAACCCAATCATTACTGGAACAGTAGCAGGTATTCCACAAGAAGGATGGAAGGTTGATGTTACAGGTAAAGAAGTTGCACGTAGTGTGGAGACTGGGTTCAATGACCCAAGAAGGGTTGGTAAAGGAATCAGTGCATATACAGATACTATTGATGGAGTTGCAACTACTGAAAACCCTAATAGAAGTTGGGGACTAGAAGTAGGATTAGACGAATCTCCTCAGATACCTGAAAGTGTAACAATTGACTACTTTGGTCTAGGTTCTACTATCACGGAACCATCAACCAAAGAAACACCTTACTACCCATTAGAGTTTGGAGTAAGTGATGTAGATGCTGATGCAAGAGGTGATAACACTTATGAGTATGGATATAGGGATAGAAATTTTTCGATATTATTTGGTGGTAACAGATTAATACAGACTAAAGCCGAACCAGTTTACCCATTCAATAAAACACTAAAGACAGAGTCAGGACATCTACTTGAGTTAGACGATACAGTAGGTGCAGAAAGAATTGCAGTTGAACATCGTTCAGGAACATTCCATTCAATAGAACCCGATGGGTCACAAATGACTCAAGTGGTCAATGACCAATACACTGTAATATGCAAAGACAATGAAGTGCATATCGGTGGTAAAGTAAATGTTGTGATAATGGGTGACTCTAATATTAAGACATATGGTGATGTTAAATTAAAGGGTTATGGTAAAGGTGAGATTGATGTTACAGGAACAATGGATATTAAGTCAGGTGATAACATGACTATTCAATCTGCAAAAGTATTGTTCCTAAAAGGTCAAGTCGTACAACAAGGATAATTATAATGGCAGAAGAAAAGGTAGTTGTTACACCAGGCTTAGTTGTAGCTGAAACTGCAAATGCATTGAAGGTTGTATTACCTACTGCACTTCCATGTCCGACTGAGGACATATTCTCTATACCTTCAGTAGAAGATTTACTAAAACCTCTTTTAGAAATTGCACAACTTCCCGAGAAGTTGGATGCAAAACTAGCTTTGATGAAGAAAGAGAAGGAAGAAGAGATAGTCCTACTCGTCAAGAAGTTAGAGAACCCCGACTTAACTGCAGAAGAAAGAGCTGCAATACTAGAAGAGATAAGAATTGCAGAAGACTATGTTGACAATGTTATTATGGGTGAACTCTTTGAACAGTTCAGAGACATAAAAAAATCTATTGAAAAGTATTTTGATAAATTACAAAAACTACTTAGTCCATATTGGAAAGAGTCCGAAGGGAAGAAAAATTTACAACAGGAACTTACGGATGCTATCGATGAGTTGGTTGCAGATTTTCATATGTATATTCCTAACAAAATATCAGAGTTGATAGGAAAAATTGTACCACTTAGTTTAACCATTAACATCCTAGGTTTATCAATTGATATTGTTAAATTGGTAACTACTCCTTCTTATAGGGATGAGATAACAGACCAAATAGCTGGGAAGAATTTTGTAACTCAAATTATATCTAAAAGAAAACGACTTGCAGAAGTTAACAAAGAGTTAATGAATGCAAAGAACATGACTGTAGAACAAATTGAGACATTAGAGAAACAGAAAGAACAACTAGAAAAAGAAATCCTTGCACTAGAAGAAAAGAGACGTGCATGGGTTGATAAGTTTTTTAATTTAGTTCCTGATGCAATCAGGAAGTTTGATGGTAAACTCTCAGAACTTAATGAAGATAGAAAGGCAAAACTCACATGGGACTACATCAAAACAGAAATTAAAGAATGGGTTACGAATGCACATATAAAAGCATTAGAGAAACTTATTGATTTGTTTGATGAGATATGGGACTTACTTGGATTACCCGAGTTACCAATATCATCTATACAAGAACTATTGACAATGGACATACCTGCGTTAATAGAAAAGGTCAAAGCATCCCTAAAGAGAAAGTTTCAAACTACTGCTAGTGAACTTAGAGAAAAGATTGCAGAGATTGATAAGAAACTGGAAACTGAAACCGACCCTGCTACGATTGATAAACTAAACGAAGAGAAGAGAGAACTAGAACAGAAACTTTTAGATGAGAAAGGAAAGTATCTAAGAAAATTGGAAGAAGCAGTACTTGGATTTGAGATACCAATTATAGGAATGACCATTGAGGAGATAATAGGAAAGGATACTCGTACTAATTC